TCAGAAGCGTCAATTTTTTTAACTAAAGACTCTCCTGTACCATCTGAGAAGTTTGTAAGTTTAGAAACAAACTTAACACCAGTTGTATCAGCAATTGTTTGTGTTGTAACTAAATCAGCCATTACTAAATCCTTTTTCTTTATGACACTCTAATAACAAACTAAACTTATCTACTGAACCGTCTGTTGTTACCTGAATGTCGCCTGTTCCTTTTATTTTTTCTTCTACAGGTTTTAGACCATAATTGTCTATGCCTGTCATTGTTAAACTCTTATCATCAAATTGCAATGTTACCGTGCCTGTGCCTTCTACTTCATAATATGCATTTGCAATTGATATTTCAGATTCGTTTGTAGAACCTTTTAAGTTATCTAACTCTATTAATTTTTCGTTTTCATTACGAGCACCAGTAACCTTATTAATTACTTTAAAACCATCATCAACTAATTGTGTACTATTGATTGTCATAATAAGTCTTCGATAGTTCGCCTCTTTCTACAGTAGTACCTTTTTTTCTAGTTCTAGCATAAACCTTTACAGTACCACCACCTGGTTTTGTATAAGTTCTTACACCACCAGAAAAGGCTGAGTTTGCACCTGCGCCTGAATCTGAATATGTGTTGGCCGCTGTAGCACTATTTTCATACTGCCATACTGCACTTGAACCTGGTACATCTACCCACGCCATGTTTATACTCCTATTTCCTTGTCCATGTAATCATAGACAACATTTGTTTGTACATTATGTTTAAGAGCAACCTTATCTACAGTTGACTCAACCTCTTTTACAACATCAACATTATCATAATCTACTTGACTAAAGAAGTCATTTACCACCTCTTTATGTTTTGGTGGTAATTGACTAAAAGTTTCTGTGTCAACTACATTTGGTTTAAGTAGTTGATTGAGTTTCATCATTTGCTGTCGCCTCTGGTTCTAAAGCAATTTCATTACCGTCAGTTCCCATCATAGTTTCCGTTTCCGGTGAGGGGTCTGTTACTGCTGGTTTTGGGTCACTAAATGGTTGTGCTTCAACATCTGAAAAGATTTTACTTGCAACATCAATTCTATGTTTATCTAAACCGTCTGCAACCTTAGCTCGTAATGCGTCTTTAAATGCCTCACCAGCGTCTGCGTTATTACCTTTTGATAGGTCGTCAACAAATTTACTTACATGTTCACTCATTTTTTATCTCCTATAAGTTTCCACCACCACCTGGAATATCTTCCGTAGGTGCTGATATTATGCCGTCATCAATTTCTTGTTTGATTTGGTTATCAATGTCTTCCATATCTCTATCAGTTTGTTTAAGAATATGTTTTCTAACATACTCAACTGAATAATACTTACCAACATAATCTCTCACTTCGTTTGCTACTCTTATTCTTTCTAAAAGCATTTCGCTTTCTTTAAGTTCAGCAAAGTGTCCATCTTGCAAAAAGTTATATTGTATGTGGTCTCGTAATGTATGCCAATCTTCCTCTGTGATAACAGCTTTTAATATTAACTGAGTCTTTAATATGTCGTTAAATAACTCAGTAAATTTCTTTCTCAACCTTTGAACAAACTTTGTAAATTTAAGTTCATCTCTAGTAATCTCAGTAGAACGACCAAGGTTAAACCCTTGACTTGCCTCTAATCTACTAGCAGGAACATTTAAACTTCTATAAAGTTTACTTCTAAAGTATTCGATATCAGAAATTTCTCCAAGATTTTGTCCGCCTGGTAGTGTAGTAATATCTGTACCTCTACCACCTTCTCTACTTGGTAACCAAAAGTCTTCTAACATAGACATATAGTTTCTATCATCTCTGATTTCACCTGTACTTGCGTCATAGACAAGTTTGTTTCTATATCTTGCCATAACATCTCGTAAGTATGCTTCTGCTTTTACTTTTGGTAAATTACCTACATCAATCTTAAATATTCTTCTTTCAGGCGCTCTTGCGATTCTGTAAATAACAGTTGCGTCTTCAATCATTCTTAATTGATTAACTGGTTTGATTGCTTTGTGTAAATATGATAACACCATATTTTTATTCTGGTCAATCATTCCAGATGGTACAAATGCGATTGTGTCTGGTGCAATCTTAATACCACCAGATGTTGTACCTGCAATTCCTTTTTCGTTAAATAAGTAATACTCTTCAAACTCATCAACGATAGTTAAACCGTGAGGTGTAGGACCGTCAGGTCTTTTCTTTCTTACTTCTCTAACTTTTTTAATTTTTCTAGGGTCAATGTATCTTAACTCTGTGATACCTGTTCTAGGTGATTCTCTGTCTATTACTTTGTGGTAATAAACTCTGCCATCAACATACCATCTTCTAAATATGTCGTGACCTTTTGTATTAAAGTTCATTAACCTTAATACTTCTTTAAACTCATCTTCTATCTTTCGTCTAACTTCTTTACCAAAAGGCACTTCATCTAAAGATAATCTAATAGCGTCTTTTAATTCATTAGCCACAATTGCTTCATTGACAATATCTTCGATTGCCATGTCGCACTCGGGGTGTAATGCTATTTCTCTATATCTTCTTATTAAGTCTTGCTCTGTCTTGGCTGTTCCCTCCATGTCGAGGTATTGACCAAAATAACCACCAGCTGCGATAGTCTGTGTACCGTCATCTGCCTGTGGTTGAGTAAAGCCTTGTTTTGGATCCGTCGTTTTCTTTTGACGAGTGATAGAAAATCCAAATAATTCAGCCATAATAATATTCCTTTGTTTATTACTACTATTTATATGAGTTTTAGAAGGCGGTTTTTAGGCCGCCCTCTAATTACATATTAGGTAGTAGTATTACTTTCAAAGTATTGATACGCAAAAGTAACAGCAAATTCTTCAATTGCTTGTTGCTCGTCATATGTCAACTCGATTGGTGCAATAATTGTAGGGAAAACACCTCTTAAAGTGTAACTCTTAATTGTTGCTCCGTTTCTATCTAATTGGTCAACAAATGCGTCAACTTGGTAATCTGCTGGATTAGTCAAGCCTTCGTTATCTGTCAAGTTATTGATACCGTTTGACCATCTTTCAAATGCGTTTCTTAATTTGAAATCTGTGTCATTGTAACAAGTAACAGACCAATCTTCTATTGTTCTATCTCCCGCTATTTTAATCGCTCTTCCTCTGAAAGGAACATTAAAACTAGGTACAGTCATACCTGGTAATGATGTTGAACGACATAAGAAAGCAAGGTCTTCTATTTCGCCACCAACTTGTGCGTAACCAGGAAAAGGCATTGTCACCTTAAACTGATTGGCTCTAGCGCCACCGCCTGCAAGTTTAGCTTTGAAGTCATTAATGTTTGCCATTTTTTATTCTCCCCTTAACCTGCAACTTCATCAAAACTGACACCAGTTCTGGTTGCGATAAATTGTAAAGTAATAAAGTTAATGCTTCTTGCTGGTTTAATGAAAATCTCAGCAATGAATTCATTTCTATCAATTACTTCACCTGTGTTGTTAGTTTCATCACATACTACTAAGAAGTCTGTGATACCTCTTCGACCTTGTACTTCTCTTAGGAAAGGCTCTACAATGTTTCTAAAGTTCGCTCTTGTAAATTCATCATTGAATTCAAACAATTGGAATTTAGAAGCAGTTGCTACTGCCTTCTCTAAAGTGATGAACAGTCGTCTAACATTGATTCTATCAAATGCTGACGGTGCCGATAATCCAGTTTTGTCACCGAATAATACAGTACCTTGTCCTGGGAATGTTGTCACAGGATTTACTCTAGCTCTGTATAATTCATCTCTTTGTGCTTTAGTTGGATTGAAAGCAAGTTTAACTGCTCCTCTGATAATACCTCTGTTTAGTCCTGCTGGTGAGAACCAAGCGTCTGCGACTAAATCGGTTCTCGCTGATAAACCAGCAAGGTCACCGTTTAAAGGTACATATCTGTACATGTCATTATATCTGTCGTACATATATTTGTAACCACTATCAAACACAACATAAGATGATGAACGAATTGCATTAAAGAATCCTATAACATTATCTTTTTGTGAGTTTGCGTCTGCTACACCAGCGACATCACTTCTCTCAGGAGAAGCAAATACAACTGCGTCTTTTCTATTTTCTGCAATTGTAATTAAGTTGTCAATGTGTGTTGCGTCACCGTTACCGGCCATGATTAGACCAACATCAACAGTTTCAGCGTCTGCAAATTTTTGATAAGCAGATAGTTTCTGAGCTGTTGTTGCAGCTGTTCCGTCAGAACCACTTTGTAATGATACATTACTTACAGTTGTTACATCTGTAAATGTAGTTCCAGAAGCCGCACTACCCCAGTTTGAACCTGAAGAGTTGTGGTCCATCCAATAAATGTAACTAGATTTATTATAGATTACATCTGGATAGTAGTTGATATCTCCTTGAGGAGTTTTAGCGTCTGAAGCTTTTGAAACTGCTCCATATACTTCTAAGACTTCGCCTTTTATTCCAGTAATTGCACCATCTTCGTCAATGACTGCAATATGCAATTCGTCATTTGACCCACCTAATGATGTTGCAAAAGGTGATGTACCTGGTGCTTTATCAAATAGGTCGTAATGTCTCCATCTTCGTCTTACAGCTGCACCGTTTGTGATAACTGCATGTAGTCCTGAAGAGTCTGAAACTCCGAAATATTGAGGTTCTTCTTTTCTTACTATGTTTAAGTCGTTAGTTGATATACTAACTACTCTATACTCGTACTCGTCACCAAAATTTACGATATCACCAACACTTATGCCGGATGCTGAAGTAACAGTAACTACTGTGTCGCCTACAGTTGTAGAGGCGTCATTTACAGTTGTCTTACTAGTTTCTTCATAAACAGTAGCAGATGGACAAGTAGAAATAGATAAACTATTTCCAAATGCGCCAGCTGTTCTAGCTGCCCATAATCCAACAGAGGCTGAGCCGTCTGCGTAATTATCTTGGTAATCAGTAGTATTTTTTATTACAAATGCACTACCACTTTCGGTAGCATTTGATACAGATGAATTCTGTACACGAACCACTCTTAAAGAATTAGAGTATGCTAAGAAGTTAGCAGCTGTGAAAAATCCCTCAAATGTTGTTGAGTTAGGTTTTCCAAACTTGCTTACTAATTCTTGCTCGCTAGATATACTAACTACTTCGTCTAACGGTCCTTGCGTTGCTTGGAATGCAACAGCACCGATAGAAGTCGAAACAGCCGGTATAATTCTTGTAAGGTCTTTTTCCTGTACGAGAACACCTGGTGATACTTGAAATGCCATTAGGTTTCTCCTTTAATTAGCTAATTATTTTAAAATAGTCAATACTCATAAGTTTTCTTATGCCCATATTCAAAATTCAACCTTACTGATATTTATAAGATACTAAAATTAGAGACCTTTATGAACAACAGGATGCCAAACTGTACCATATTCATCTACTTCCGATTTCTCATGGTCTGGTATACCATCATCTACGAAGCCAAAAGGCGCCATATCTTGTTCAATTAATGATTGTTGTTCTTCATATAACATTTGTCTTGCGTTTGTATCAGTCATCTCCTTGAAAAACGGTTGATTAGATAACCAACCAAAAATAACTAAACACATCATTAAATCGTCTGTACTACCATCATCAGCTTGCCACGATTGACCTTTTCTTATAAAGGTAGACATCTCTTCAATAATATTAAAATCATTTATAAAAATTTTATCTGATTCGATAAGTGTTTTAATGTTAGCACAACCAATTTTTTTAATCTGTTTGGTCATTTTGACACCAAAACCCGAACCTCTGCCACTAAATCCAGCACCTAGTATCTGACCAGCACGACCTCTTTGAGTTGTCATTAATAGATTATCATACTCTAATTCAAACTGTAAAGCTTCAGCAATTTGTTGACCTAGGTCATTTGTTTCTACTAATACATGAGCGTGATTGTATGCTGTACATACTTTTTGAATTGTGTGTGGAAATAGTAATGGTCGTATTTCATTGTTACGAAACTTTGCAACAATTTTAAATGGCATTTGAGTTACATCTAATATTACAAATGCTGAGTAATCTTTTGATACACCTCTGGCGACATCAACTGTACATACATATGTGTTACCTTTTTTAGGATTTTCATACACATCTAATCCTGCATTTGATTGAATAGGATTACTATATGCCATGTTTTTAATTTTTGCTGGACTAATAAGTGTATTAACAGAACCTAAAAACTCACACTCAAACTCTTGTTGAAATTGCTCAGGTGAGGTGTTTCTAATTGTTGCTTCTTTCCAGGCTTCATCTCTACCTGGCACCTCTGACCAATGTACTTCTATAGGTACATAATCATTTCTTTTATTCTCTGCGTCTGTCCATAATTTGTAAAACTGATTCATACCGTATGGTGTAGATACGATAATCATTTTTGTTTTTTGTCCAGATGATATAGTAGGATATACAGCACTAAAAAACATCTCTGCTATATTAGCAGGTACGAAAGCAAACTCATCAAGGAAGATAATGTTATAAGAACCACCTCGAATAGCACTTGAAGAAGTTGCAGCTGCCACAATAACTGATTTGTTTTCTAATTCAATGTTACCTTTGTTCCAGTTGATAACTCCTTGTTGCATCCACTTTGGTAGATTTTCATAAGCTAACTGTACTCTACTTAAAATATCTCTAGCAGTAGATGATTTGTTTGCTAGAATAGCAATATTAGAATTAGGATTGAAAAGAGCATAGTGAAGCAGATAAGACACAGTAGTTGTAGATTTACCACTTTGTCTAGGTAGTTTACAAATAGTGAAACGGTTGTCATGTATTGTCCTTACAATATGTTCTTGAAACGGATACATTTTAAATGGCACTAAGCCATCATCAAGAGAAACAATCCGTATGTAGTTTCTCATAAAATAGATAGGGTCACCAGCACACTTTTGGTATTCTAAAATTTGTTCTTTAGTAAACTCAACAGGTGTGTTGACCTTTTTAAGATTCGGGTTACCTAGATATGCGTCACTCATCTAATAAAACTCCTTCAATATGTGTGTATCCCATTTTAATGGCTGCCTGTACTCTTTGACTGCCTCTGAAAACTGAATATTCTTTTTCTGCATATGTAACATTACCGACACCCTTTCTAGGTGTTTTAGATACACTATATTTTCTGACTTCTATTGGGTTTAACAGGTCTTTACCACGAATTAAATCTGGTAACGGCGTCATAGACTTGATGTAGTGTATCTTATCTATTTCAAGTATTATCTTGTTTGGTACCTGTTTCTGTGCCTTCAATAACTTCATCATCTTTCCTATTTAACATTTTTTGTAGTTCATTGGTAGAACCTACAAACAAAGCATTCTTAATATTTGTGTTTGCTGACTTAGGTAACTCTTTTAAATCTTTTAATTTCTTTTGCAAGTCTTGTAGTTTATCTACAGTTTGTGCAACTTGACCAATTAATTGACCAGCAACCTCATATGCTCTAGGGTGTTGACCCTCTTTTGCAATATCTAATATGCCTTCAATTGCCTCATTACCCTTATCAATAAGATTGTAATAGTTATCTCTACTATTTACATAATCATTATCAATATCATCTTTACTCTCGTCTATCTTTCTAGGTACAGGCGCTGGTTGTTCAAACTCAGTCATAGAAAACTTTTCTTCTTTCTTTTCTATACCTAAAATTTCATTTACATTATCTTCTAATTTACTCATCATTTCCACTCGTAGGGTTATATCGTTTACTATCAGTATGAAAAGTTAAACTTGTTGTAAATCCAAAATCATCATCTCCATCAGCAGTTGTTGGATTTGGCACTACAATAATTCTTTCTTCTCTTGTTAATGGACTATCTGTATCAGTACCAAGGTCTGCTTGTACTTTTTTAATTACACCTTGATTAGTCATTGGTCCGTATAGATAGGTCTTAGCAGTAAAACTTAATGTATAAATTACTGCTCGTCTTTGTGTAAATTCACCATTGTATGTGTCTTCATAGTTTACACTATTCAATATGATAGGTATATCTCTTTTTATATCTAACTCAGGAACCATATTCATTGTTACTGTATATTCAGGTTGAAAGAATGGTAAAATTTGTTCTATAATTTGAAGACCATTCTCAGCAGTCGCTGTAAAAGAATATAAGTTAAAATTAATATTGTATGGAACAGGTGTATAATTGTATTCCATTTTTTTGCCGTCTTCACCAGATTTTACTCTGATAAGTTTTTGCATTTTATTAATTTTTCTAGTAGCGTCATAAGATAAACCAGTTATCTCAAAACCCATTCTAGGTAAAGATGTTGCAACTGCTCTATCTTCTTGTAAATTAGCCTGTTGTTCTAATCTTACTAAAAACTTTTCTTTTGGTGCATATGCCAATGGCACTCTTAATCTTTTTGTGATTGCACCTGTGCTACTAGTGTTTTGAATTATTACATTGTTAAATATTTGACCAAATGCAATAGTTAACTTTCTTAATCCT